TGGCTTGTGAATTAACCGCTGGATTCCTTTTAGACTGCAAATCAACGATTGGCGGCATCAAGGCAATCTACTTGCAACAGCACGAAGATTTTTTGACTGGTGTAACTGCTGATGCAGGAACTGAAGAAATTGACGCATTGCCCGAAGTAGATGTATATAAGTACATTTGCCCTAAGCATACTGGTAGCTTTACCGAAGAGGTGGCTTCATCTGTTGAGAATGGAACAATCTTCTATACACAAACGGTAACTGCTACATTCTTTGCATTGACTGCACCACGCAGAAAACAATTGGAATTGGTTGCTAAGAATCGTTTGGTTGTTTTTGTACAAGATAACAACGACAACATTTGGATGGTTGGTAGAATGGATGGTGCTGAAGTTACCGCAATGACTACCGCTACTGGAGTTGCGAAGGGTGATCTAAACGGATACACCATTACCTTTACTGCTGAGGAAGCACACAAAGCATATCGTTTGGAATCGTTTACAAATACTCCTTTCGATAACTTTGATGTTACTCCTATTGCACCAACAATTTAATTATCTTTGTAAGTAGATGAATTACTTACAGACAAATACTGCCTCGCAAACCCTCCTTCTCTCTTTAGAGGAGGGGGTTTTGCTTTTACCTACCTTTACCGACTATCTGTTAATCTTACAAAATGAGATTACATTACAACTTTTTGCAGTCATTCCTGTCTTAGTTGATAGCAATGAGCGAATAACTACTTTGAGCGTGAGCACTGACACGGATGATGCGGAGAATGGTAGTATTCTTATCACTCAAAGTGGTCGTTACAATTATATTATTTATGGTCAAAATTCATCTACTAATTTAGATCCTGAGGATGCTGTTGTGGTCGGAGAATTAAAGCGAGGATTTATAGAATTCACTGCGCTAACCGAGTACTTTGACCAGCCCAACCTAACCATACCTAACGATATAGAATACAATGGCTAACATTGACGAAATAAAGCAACGCATTGGTGCAACTCAAATAGAGATGGCCAAGTACGTTAAAATTGATCCCATTGAAAGAGAAGATAGAAAGGGATGGGTTAACTATGGAGAGGGCAATGCCTTCCCTCAATACTTGATAGAACTTTACAATGAGTCACCAATTCACGGAGCGTTGGTGAACTCTATTTCATATATGATTGCAGGCAGAGAATTGACTGCATCCACACCACAAGCGGTAAAAGAAATTAGCCGTTTGAATTTAGATTCAATAATCCATCCAACCTCATTAGATTTGAAGTTGCAAGGTGGATTTTATTGGGAGATTATCTGGTCAATGGATAGAAGCACCATTGCACAAATAAACCATTTGCCTTTTGAGAATTGCAGGTTAGCTTGTAGTGATGAGGAAGATGATGTTGTTGGTGTGTGGTATTCGAGAGACTGGACTGATACGAGAAAGAAAAAGAATACACCTCATTTCATTCCGATGTTCGATGTGAATACGAATGAAGCTGAACCAAAACAAGTATTGTTTGTACATAGTTTAATGGTTGGGAGTGAATATTATCCAAAGCCTGACTATGTGGGTGCAATCAATGAGATTGAAAAGATGCGCCAACTTAGCGAGTATCAAGTCAACTTAATTCTCAATGGATTCTTCCCATCACTTATAGCATCTTTCAATAATGGTATCCCATCTTTGGAGGAGCAGCATCTAATCAAGAATCAATTGCAAATGTCAATTCAAGGTTCGGAGAATGCAGGTAAAGTCTTGACATTTTTCAACGAAGAACGTGACCGAGGTGTGGAATTTACTCCTTTCCCAGTATCCGATATGGATAAGCAATTCACCACGTTGGTTGACCAATCAATGGAGGCAATTTTAGTAAGCCATAGAGTAACATCTCCTTTGTTATTTGGTGTACGTGCAGGTGGTGGATTGGGTAGTAATACCGATGAGATGCGAACTGCAATGCGCATATTCCAACGTCAAGTAATTGAGCCATTTCAGAGACTAATTACAGGCGCAACCGAAGAAGTGTTAGCCTCATTTGGTGTGTTTGCTAATGTCAAAATTGTACAGAATGATTTGTTCGCTGATGAGATGGTAGTAGATGCAGCAGGTGAAGTAGCACAACCAGTTGATGTTGCAAGTCAGGCATTGAACGGAGCTCAAATTGCATCACTACTTGAGATAATTGTACAGACTACTGCGAATGTGTTGACCATTCCAAGCGCAAAGGCCATCACTAAAGCATCATTCCCAATGCTATCTGATGTTCAGATAAGCGAGATATTCGATAACCTTTCCAATGTTGTAATTGATCCTACTGAAGTAGTTCAAAAAAAAAAAGTTGATTTAGAAAGCTACGAGCCAACCGATGAAATGGCAGGTGAAGCTGAACTTGGATTGAAGTGGAGAGAGGAATATGGCAGAGGTGGAACGGAAGTAGGAGTAGCAAGAGCAAGAGACATCAGTAACAAACGCAATTTGTCTTTTGATACCGTGCAAAGGATGAATAGTTATTTCGCAAGGCACGAAGTAGACAAAGAAACAACTGGATGGAATCAAGGTGAAGAGGGTTTTCCAACTGCAGGAAGAATAGCTTGGCAATTGTGGGGTGGAGATGCAGGAAGAGATTGGGCAAAGCGAATAGTTGAGCGTGTGAATGAGAATCAATCAACGCACGTGTGCCAATCATCAAATGATTTCACGGATGAGGAGGGAAGAATCTTCATTGATGAATTGAAAAGCAAAGCGGAATATATTGATATTGAGGAATGGGAATTGATAAGTGAGGAGGATGTACTTGATCCTGAAAACGAATTGAATTACACCTCACAACTATTCAATAAAATGCCATCAATGAATGATGCCAATGGTGGAGATAAGTCGCAATGGGGTGATGCAGGACTTTACAAATTACGTTATGCATATTCACAAAATCTTTCCGCTAACTCACGTGAATTTTGCGTTGAGATGGTAGGTATGTCAGTAGCAGGTGCGGTCTTTAGATATGAAGATATAAAGCGAATGAGTGACAAAGGAGTTAATGGAGATTTCGCACCTACTGGACAAAGCACTTACGATATTTTCACCTGGAAAGGCGGTTCATTCTGCCATCATTTTTTCAAGCGACAAATCTATATGAGAAAGAGAGATTCCAAAGGTAGAATTTTACCCAATGAAGGTCTTGAAAATGACAAGCGTGTGGGAAATAATCCATATGTTCCAAAGAAAGGAGTTGAAGGTGTTGCTCCAATAAATACACCATCACGAGGATCAATTAAATACGCCTAAAAAATGCCAATACCACAAGAAATATTACTCATAAACGAGGACTACATCAAGAAATTTACACCGTTAACGGATGCAGTTGATCCCAATCTTATTCGCCCTGCCATCTATTTGGCGCAGGATAAGTATTTGACCAACTTTTTGGGGACTAATTTGACGGTTCGATTGAAGGATGATGTTGCCAATGGCACGTTATCAGGTGACTATGAGACATTGCTCAATGAATACGTGTTAAAGGTTGTGTTGTGGTGGACTATGGTTGAACTTTATCCATCTCTTTTGTACAAGCACGACAATGGTAACTTGGTAAGCAGACAAAGCGAGGACACAACTCCAGTTACAAAGTTTGAAATGGAGTCGTTAAAGGAAGCTGCAAGACAAAACGCACGTTGGTATACAAAAAGAATGGTTGACTATTTGTGTTTTAATTCAACATTGTTTCCAGAGTACACTAACAATACTGATAACAACATCTTCCCAGATAGAAACCCATACGGAAAGAGTAATTTTCTCATCTCAAATTCATATAGACAATGGCGAACAAGAATCAATCTCCAAGACTTTCTGCCCCCATCGTATTGAAGCGAAGGGAGTACGAAAAGTTATTGAAGCAGTATCTTAAAAAACAAGAGAAAAGATGAAGGTAAAGTTGTGGCTATTGGGTATTGCAACGGTGTTTCTACCCATCAAAGAACTGATGATTACAATCGGTTTTTTGGTGGCTATGGATATGGTGGTTGGGATTTGGAAAGCTATTAAATTAGGCCAAAGAATTAGGTCAAGACGAATGAGTGATACCATCACTAAGTTGTTGTTGTACCAAATTGCTATTGTAAGTGGATTCCTAATTGAGACCTATGTAATAGCGCAACTTATCCCCATCACAAAGTTGATAGCTACCGTAGTTGCCATCATTGAATTCAAGTCAATCATTGAAAGTATTGAGTCGGTGACTGGTAAAGATTTGTGGAGTAAGATAAAAGCAATCATAGGTAGAAAGAGTGAAGATTTAACCGATGCGATGAGTGATGGAAAAGGTAAGTAAGTATGTAAGCTATTTCGAGGTAACGCATAGCAATCAAGCTAAGGCATTGAAGATTGGCAACGTTCCAAATGCTGAACAATTGGCAAATCTGAAGCTGGTATGCACCAACATATTTGATAAAGTGCGTGAGCATTTTGGAAAGCCCATTGGCATCTCATCAGGCTTTCGCAGTATTGAACTTAATACACGAATTGGTGGTTCAAAAAGTTCACAGCATATGCAAGGTATGGCACTTGATATTGATGGCGATATTCACGGTGGCATAAATAACAAAGAATTATTTGATTGGATACGAAAGAATTGTATATTTGACCAACTCATATGGGAGTTCGGAAGTGAGAATGCACCTTCTTGGGTACACGTAAGTTACAACAAAGATGGGAATAGAGGTCAGATATTACGTGCGGTCAAGAGTGGTGGTAGAACTGTTTACCAACCATTCTAAAAATAACATATGCCTGAAAGTCAAAAGACAAAAATCGCACGTGAATTGCGTGAGCGTTTCCCCGACACACCAACTTTAACTCTTGCAAAGAAGTTAAGCAAAGAACACTTTGAGACATTCTTGGGAGTTGAAGATGCGAGAGATGCACTGCGCAGGATTGAAGGTAAAGTAGGTCGTAAAAATCTCAAAGACAAATCACTTGTTCGTACTGAAGATAGACCTCGCAATCCTTTCAAGTTGCCAAAGTCATATGCGAAAGGTCGAAAGCATATTGACATAAAAGGAAAAAAGATTCTCATCCTATCCGATATTCACATTCCTTACCACGACATAGACGCATTATCAACTGCCATCCAGTGCGGTATTGATGAGGGTGTTGATACAGTTGTATTGAATGGAGATGCGTTGGATTGCCATATGATAAGCGACTTTGTAAAGGATCCAAAGAAACGCAAGTTCAAAGATGAGTTGTATGCAATGCGAACTTTCATTTACGAGTTGCGCCAAACCTTTCCAGATGCTGAGATAATCTATAAAGAAGGTAACCACGAGGAAAGATATTGGAGATATATGAGAGTGAAAGCACCCGAACTTTTTGACATAGATGCATTTGATTTCGCAAGTCTTTGCCATTTAGATAAGCATAACGTGCAGTGGATTGAGGGCAAGAATAAGCTGAACGTAGGCGGTCTATCCATCTTTCACGGACACGAATTTGGAAAGCAATTTATGCCGTCTGTAAACGTTGCGAGAGGTCTATTTTTGAAAACAAAAGCCAACGCAATGTGTGGACATCACCATCAAACTGCTGAACACACGGAAAGAGATGTAAACGGAAAAGTAATAACGTGTTGGGGAGTCGGATGTTTGAGTGAGTTGTCACCAGACTATAACCCCTATTCAAAATACAATCACGGATTTGCAATAATTACAAGAGGCAATGGAAAAGAATTTAACGTCAAAAATTATCGCATTAATCAAGGCAATATCTATTAGTATTGGTATTGCAATTGGTATATTGATATGTGAAAAAAACTATAAACCAACCACAAAATCGGTTTATCATAACGATACAATTGTTGTGTTAAAAGCAACAGTTGACACGCTGAAATTGGAACGCATTAAATTAAAGACGATATATGAAAAGGACATTGATACTATCTATCTTATGGATAGCACTGCCATTGATAGCGCATACACAAAAGCTATCGAACGACTTATCGAATTGGAACAAGCTGGATTCTTTACGCACTGAAAGACGATTGGTAGTGTTGGGTGTGCGGTCACTTGACTACTATATTGAAGTTAATTCTAATTTACGTTTAGAGAATCAGTCATTAACCAAGATGAATGCGGTTAATGTAGCTTATATAGAACAATTAGAGACTCAATTGACGCACATAAAAGACATTGCTGACCAACAGACTAAAGCAAAAAAAAAGTGGCGCAATGCCACTCTTTTAATATCAGGTGCTAATGTCCTTATTTTGACATCATTCGTTTTAAGTAGATAGCAAAATCAAGAGCCTCCTCATAAGCGTGTTGCATCCATTCTTTCTCGGATAGATTTGCCTTATCTACCGTTGTGCCATACTTAATTCGCCCCATTTTCTCACGTGAGATAAGGTCTGCAATGACCTCTTTATAGATGTCCGACTGGCAGTTGTCAAAGTCGTGGGTGATATTCATATTTTAACTTGTAATTTGGGTTGTGTTTCTTGTTGTGTGCGTATGTATTCCGTCAATTCGGGTAGCATCCAGTAGCCATATTCCGCCAAAACTGCTGTAAAATCGGACATTTGGCGAGTTATATCTGGAAGCATTGCACCGTCTGCATCCCATAACGCAGTGATTGTCTTGCCGTGTTCACGCTGAATCGACTCATTTAAGCGTTTCAATAGCATTTTAGTTTGATGGTTGTAAAACCATTTGATGTCCTCACATTCATCACCTGCGTAGATGGAAGCCTGAAGCCACATAAGTAGGTTAAGCACCTTGATTTTTTCAAGTTCGTCTTGTGTAATTT